CTGATCCAGCAAATGATAAATATATGGGTACTGTAACACACCTTTTTTCATCACTAAAATAATTAATCCATCTTATTGTTCTATTTAATGTTTTAGCTAATGATATATGTAACATTCTAAAAAAAATGTTATTATAATTAAAAGTTTGATCTATGGAACTTATACTATCTGGCATTTTATACTTTTCTTTATATATATAAAATTATGTAGTATAGAAATTAAATATTTATCAATAATGGTGTATCAGTAATAATTTCATATTCTGATGAAGCACCATCACCTTGTCTTGTATAAGATATATTTCCAGTGAGTTTAAAATTTGAAAAAGTTGATCCTGTAGAATTATACGCAAAGGTTCTAGATTTTATAAAAAATTATAATTTTATTTTATATATTAAAATTATAATATATGAATCCTAATAATAATTATTATCTTCTATAACTTTTTTCTTTTTCTTTAAAGCTGCGATTCCTTGTCCTTCAGTTAGTTGTTCAACAATATCATAATATTTAACACCATATTATAATCATTATGGTTAAAATCATGAACAAAAATAATAACATCATCATCAATTATATCATAAATTGATTTAGCACAATATTTTCTTGCTCTTCCATCAACTAAAACTTTATCAAATTTAAATTTTTTAATTTTTGCATATTCAATATAATCTTTAAACTGTTCATATCTACAAGGAATTGGATCTGGTGTGTGTTGTGATACATGATGAAGAATTATATTATCAATTTCATAAGCATCAATAGTTTTTTGAATAGAGTTCACCCAATCTATATCATGTTCTATTGATATAACTTCTTTTACTAATCCTGAAAAATAAATAGTACCATTACCTGTTCCCCATTCTAATAAAATATCATCTGATTCTAAATATTTTTCAATTAGTTTATATTCATGTTCCCACATTAATGGTGTAAAAAATTCAAATCTATTTTTCATATTAATTTTTATTTTTAGATAAAATCCAATATTTTGTATTTCCACGCATTGTAAATATCATATCTTCATCTTTTTCTATTTTTAATTTATTTGGTATAACTCCCCAATCTTTCATCTTTTGAATAAATTTCTTTTCATTTATATTTGTTTGTTCATTTTGATGAGTTCTATTTCCACCTTTTTGTTCATTCAAATGATAAATAATACATTTTGGATTTACTACTAAATCATAACCTTTTCTATATATTTCATGAGTAAAAACAGTATCTTCTCTATGACCTGCTGGTGAAAAATCTAACGTAATATCACTTTTAATTATATCTTTTTTAAAAAGATAATTAGAATACAAATGTTCTACTTTTTTAATTTTATTATCTTGATTTCCACACATTTGTATATTAAATGATGAATAAATATCTTCTATTTTATTATAAATATCACCATGTATTTCTATTTTTCTCAATTTATTATAAATGTTAGAAATTATGATTCCAGATAATGCACCAACTTTTTCATTTATGTTCCCTGATAATATTTCCAATACATTACTTTCTAATATATTATCATCATCTGTTCTAAATATCCAATCTGTTTTTGAATTATCTATTCCTATTTTTTGTGCATAAACTTGACCTTTTGATTCTCCATGAAAATATGAAAAATCAATATTTTTTAATTTAAATAATTTTAAAATTTCTTTATTAATTGGAATATTATAAAATTCTTTAACATCATTATCATCTACTAATATAACTTCAATTGGTGAATATGATTGATTTAATATGGACATTAAACAAAGAGGTAGTGTCGTGTGATATCTACCTCTTGTTGAAATAATAACTGTTATATCCATTCTTTTAATTTAATTTTAATTTCATTTAATTTTTCTTCTTTTTTATTGGATTCATAAGAATGAAATAATGAGTTTTCTGGTATACCATTAAAATCTATATTATATTTTACAAGATTATAACTTAAAGCTAATTCTTCTTGATAAAAATCAGAATTTATTCCTTTTCTTTTATTTTCATTAGAAGTAATAATTTGTTTTGTTGCATTTTTTGGTGTTATATTTAAAGGTGTCCATATTTTATGACAATATTTAGAAGACGCTAAAAAACAAGATGATATTCCCATATTTCTACCATCATTTATAAAATCTGTAAATTTTATATCTGCTCTATATCCATCCTTTAGTAAAATTTTTGTTATATCTAATTTTGTAATATCATACATATTTGGATTAACTAAAATATCACCATCAAAAAATATATTCCAATCACAATCCATTCCTAATTCATAGATTTGCATCTTTTCATAATGAATATGCCAATCTGGAAATTTTCGTTTTGTAATTTCCACAAAATTTGCACCTATTTTATTTGCATATTTTTTCATTAATGGTATAGTAATTTCCATCATTTCAGGAAAATAATTGTTTATATTTAAAGTATAAATATTACATTTCATATTTCAACGTTATTTATCATTATCATAAATATCAAATACTTCTTTTACAACAGTATCAACATCAGGTAAATAATCATATAAAGTTTTACCATCAGGTACTTTGTCTATATTGTCAGGATATGATTCAGTATGTCTGATTTCTAAATCATCTAATAACAATTCTTTATATAAAACTTTAGTTTTATATGTTTGAACTCCATTTCTAAATGGAATCATATGATCAGGGTGTTTACAAGTTGGAATTGCAACTAACCAATTATCAAATGCTCCTGCAATATGAACTGGTGAACTATCATTTGTCAATGTTACCTTAGATAATGATATTAATGCAATCATTTCTCCCAATGATGTTATATCTCTAAAATCCATTCCATCTTTTGGACATTTAACTGGTTGATAACCTTGCTTATTTTCAATATATTTACCAATTAACACAACAGTTAATTTTTCTGATAATTTATCTACTACTTTTTGCCACCATTCAACTGGAAATGTTTTAGAAGGCCACCATTTACCAGCATGAACTAAAACAACTTTTTTATCTGATGGTTTATCTTTTAACATATCAACAATACTTGAAACATCTTCAATATCAACTTTCATTTTTATTGTTTTATCTTTAACAGGTAATGTTCTCTTTATCATTGATAAAGATGCAAAATCTGTAGGGTGAAATAATACATGAGATAAATCAGTTTGAGACTGTTCATCATCTGGACATGAGTGCATTGTAAGAACAGCATCTTTCAATCCTTTCCATTCATCATAATCATAAATTGGAATATCTAAATGTTCAAATAATCTTTTAAAATGTGAAATAATAAAAATTTTTGCATCTGGATATATTTTTTGTGTATATCTAATAACTGGCTCAGCACAAAGTTGATCACCCATACCTGCTGAAACAGCAATTGCAATATTTTGATCATATTTATATTCAGGTGAATCTATTTCCCATTGTTTAATATCACCGAGTAATACATTAAATATTTGATCTCTTGGTGCTCCAGCATAATGCATAATATATGAATCTAATCTTGATATACCTATAATTTTATCAAGTATATCCATTCTATTAAATTTATAATCTAATTGAAACATATCAATTTTATCATTACATATTCTTAAATTAAGATATGGTTGATCAGTTTCAACAAAATCAATACCTTTTGGTAACTTAAACATTTGTTTATGTCTCCTTGATATAACCATCACGCCTGAATTATAAAATTTACCATCCCAATCTTTTAAAGGTTCTTTATAATATTCTGAAGCTTGAACAATATATTCAGTTCTAGGGGCATATTTACCTTCGTTTAACATCCCTAGTTCTGTTTCTGGTACAATATCAAAAAGATTTGGACAATCTTCTCTAATTATTAAATCTATATCTAAATAGATTATTCTTCTATATTTATTCAAAAGTGTATAAATATGAAATTTATTATATTTTTGAGTAATATAATTTGGGTCATTTTCAGTTATATTTGAAAAATCTGCACCAATTTTCTTTGCATATTTTTTAATACTTGGTAATGTAACTTTACCTAATTTTTCATAATATTCACCTATAGATATAGTTAATACTAAATTATCTTTCATAAATTAGTTTTTTTATTTATTATATAATATTGACTAGAAAATGTTTAAAAATTATAGATATAATTATCTATTTTTTAATAAGTTCATCAGACATCACATTTTTATAACCACCAAGATAATACTCCAAATTTAAAATAATTATTATTAGTATCATGTTAAATCCAACCTATCTTGTAAATATGTTCTACCAGATGAACCAGATTGTAATGTCCATATATAATCTTGTGCAACTTCTTTATTTTCAGTTGTTCCACTACTTTCTGCAATTACAACAAAATATTCACCATAATCATAATTAGTCGGTTGATTTTCATTACCAATCCAATTAAGATTTATTAAACCTGTATCAGTATCATATGATGTATTATATGTACAACCTGTTCCACCGTTTATTATTATATCAGATATTGTAGCACCTGTAATTTTTAATGTTAAAGCATATGTTCTTAAATCATCTGGTATTGTATTGCCTGAATTTGTATTTTGTGAACTAATTGTAATATCCATAATATTATTATTTAATGATGTTTCGACATCTGTAACACCATGAACATATAAATATTCATAAACATTTTGATTAGCACTCATCCATAATTTATCGTTACCTTTTGATCCATATGTATCTTCGAGATAATCCATAGTATTCATAAATTCATTAAATGAACCAAATCCACCTCCTGCACCTGCAACAGAATGAGTTAATCCAAATTTCCACGAATGATATTTATTATCTTCTGTGGCACCTGTTGCTTGATTCATATTAGAAATCATATCTGACTCAGTAACAGTGTTCCACCTATATACACCGAAATCATTTTGAGGCCATTTATCAAAACCAATTCTCCATGCTCCATCCATATAATCCCAATCTACAATACCTGCCATATGATCATTTCTACCAGCACCAAACCATTGATAATTATTAGCATTTTCATAAGAATATAATTTAGTCATTCCAGTTATTGCCCATACTGTAGGTGCCATATAATTAGTTGCATTTTGTGTAAATATTTTTATTGTTATTCCTGATGGTGTTGATGTAGTATAACCTGAAGAATATAATCTTGCATAAGATCTATTTCGTTCAACCTGATAATTTGAATCTGTTGCACCATCTTGAAATTGGTGTGAATTAATTGCCCATCCAGCATCATACATTTCTGCCATCTGTTCCCATGACATAGACGCAGAACCATCATGAGCATCAACACCGGCATTAGTTAATGAAAATATAGCACAACCAACACTAAAATTGACATCGTTTCCACAACCATCAGTATAAGTTTTACCTGAATAATAATTACTATCTCCTGCTACACCACCAGTTAAATATTTAAATCCATAAGTGTATTGATCTAAAACACCATCATCCCAAGAATATGAATATGCATATTGTTTATCATACCTAAATGGTGTTTTTGTTACACCAATATTATCCTCTGTTGGAACTGTTTCAAATACTACCTGTATGCTATCTATACTAGTAGATTCATAAGTAATAGGAATTTTTTCATTCATCACCATTACACATAATAAAACATCACCTGATGATTCACCATAATTTAATTTAATTAATATATCATTATTAATAGGTGATATATTTATTATTTTACCTTCACCTAAATTATATTGATATTTTAAAAATTTATCTTGTATTTCAATATACGTGTAATCATCTGGATCAGTAGGTACATATGAATAAAAAGTAAAATCATATTTTTTATCATCATCTAATCCAGAAACATTATAATATACATTATTAGTATCATCAGCTAAATAATCTCTAGTTGCTGTATCTGGATAACCTGAACCACCTAAACCAGGATTAACAGTAGATGTGAATCCACTCACGACTGTAATATTAATAGTTGATGTATATCCACTATTATCAACAATATCAGTTAAACTTGGTGATGTTAATGTAATATTATTCCAATTTCCATTAGTTTTATAACTATCTGATCCAAAATCAAATAAATATATCCCAGAATATACAGCATTAGAAAAATCTAAAAATGTTTTACCATTCCAAAAAACTGTTTTACCGTTATGTAGTATTATCTTACTCATTATGATCCTTCTTCTATTTCTAATACATTTAAAACTGCTTGATTATTTTCCCAATATGTCCAAAACCCTATTTTACCACTAGATGATGGTGAAATATTACTAACTGATACTGTATTCAAATAATTACTATTACAATCTAAATCAACATAAGTACCATCTTCTGATGTTCCACCTGAAATTGTATATCTAGCTTCTGCTGTAAATGATGTTCTTGATCCAAAAAAAGTAAACTTATAAGTTGATGCTACAGTTAAACCTGTAACTGCTATATATGGAGTACCAGTTCCTTCATCATACCATGATGATAAACTTCTCATTATTGGATCTTGTGCATATACACCATCAGTTGCGGTTGATCCATTTTGATACTCAACATTAAATGGAGCATCCATTATTAAAGAATAATCTGAAGCAGTATTATCATCATAATATAAAGTCATACCACCATCCGCAACATTATAAGCAGGTATAAAAGAACAATAATATCTACTTTGTTCAGTTCCACGTGAATTATTTATTATTGATATTGAGTCGGGAGCTACGTAGGAAATGGAACAGCTGGTACAAGTGGATCTGTTCCTGATGTGCCGTCTGTTCCTGAAGTACCTGATGTGCCATCTGTTCCTGAAGTTCCTGATATACCTGATGTACCTGATATACCGTCTGTTCCTGATGTACCATCTGTTCCTGATGTACCGTCTGTACCTGATATACCTGATGTACCAGATATTCCACTTGTGCCGTTTGTTCCTGAAGTCCCTGATGTGCCACTACTTCCTGATGTTCCTGAAGTACCATCTGTACCTGAAGTACCATCTGTACCTGAAGTACCATCTGTACCTGAAGTACCATCTGTACCTGAAGTACCATCTGTACCTGAAGTACCATCTGTACCTGATGATCCATAAAAAGTTCCATCTACACCTGAAGTACCATCTGTTCCACTTGTTCCACTTGTACCAGTTGCACCTGACGCAGCATATCTAATATCTAATGTTGTTGTTAAATCTAAAGGAAAATTTTGACCATCATCTTGTTTGATAATCAAATTATTTGTTTCATATGTGAATGCAGATAAACTTGTCCCCCCTGATGGTCCAATTATAAACCACTCTCCACCAGTTGGTTCTGTATATATAAGTTTTCCATCATTATTAACTGATAATGAACCACCTTCATCAGAAAATATTCCACCATTACCAGTTTTATTTATTATTATTCTTGATGTATCACCGCTTATTGAAAGTATATCTGTTCTAAAACCCATTAAATAATTATTATATTTATTCTATATATTAAAATGAATTATTAAAAAACTAAACTATTGAAATAATTTAATATAAATAAAGAAAAAAGAATTCTTGAATGAAAAAATTATTAGCTATTACACCACACTTATCAACTGGTGGTGCTCCTCAGGTTTTAGTAAAAAGAATTGAATTAATAAAAGATAATTATGAAATATATGTAATAGAATATTCTAATATATCTCATAGTTTTATTATTCAAAAAAATAGGATTAAAAATCTAATTCCATCTGAAAATTTCTTCACATTAGGTGATAATAAAAATGCAATTTTAGACATTATTAATAATATAAAACCAGATATAATTCATATGGAAGAAATTCCAGAAATGTTTATGGATTATAATATTGCAAAAGAAATTTATAAAAAGGATAGAAAATATAAAATATTTGAAACTACACATTCATCAGATTATGTTGTAGATAATAAATTATTTTTTCCAGATAAATTTATTTTTGTTAGTCAATACAATTGTTTCAAATTTAATAAATTTGGAATACCAACTGAAGTTGTCGAATATCCAGTTGATAAAAAAATGAGATCATCTGTTGATAAAAACAATGCACTTAAAAAATTAGGATTAGATCCTAATTATAAACATATTTTAAATGTTGGATTATTTACACCAAGAAAAAACCAAAAATATGCTTTTGAAATTGCTAAAGAATTAGAAAATGAAAAAATTAAATTTCATTTTGTTGGTAATCAAGCTGGAAATTTTGAGCATTATTGGAAACCTCTTATGGAAAACAAACCAAATAATTGTGTTATATGGGGTGAAAGATCTGATGTTGATGATTTTTATACAGCATGTGATTTATTTCTTTTCACATCAAGAGGGTTTAGATATGACAAAGAATTGAATCCACTTGTGATTAAAGAAGCATTACAAGAAGATATTCCTCTATTTTTATTTCCATTAGATGTTTATTGTGGAAAATATGATGATGATCCAGATTGTACTTATATGATTGGTGATTTATCTGATGATTCTAAATTAGTTAAAGAATTTTTATTTAAAAACGATTCAATAACTAATCACATACAAAATTCTATAATTCCAAAAATTGAAAAAAATTTAGAAATTAAAGATATACCCAAAGTTGATAAAATTGACGAATCATTAAATATTAGAGTAGTACAAATAAATAATTATAATGAATCACTAAAAAATGTTTTAATTAATAATAAAATTGGTTATGTTAAAAGCGATATAATTGATTATAATGATATTCCACCAAAATCAAATTGTATAAGACCTGATGATATTGATAGATTAGGAGTTTATGGTTTAGGTTCAAAAGAATATAGTAACTATTTAACATATAGAAAAATAATTGAAAAAGAATTTTCATTATTTGATTTTTTAATTATTATAAATGAACAATATATACACATATCTGATAATAATATAATTTCTGATATTAAACAAATCATAAAAGAAATGTCAGATAATAATATTAAATATAAGATAGTAGGATATCTTCTATTTATAAATAAAACATTTAAAAATACATTATTTTCTAAATATAGAACAGATGGTTGGGATGAAACAACTAAATGGTTAGAATATATTTCTAATGATAAAGATAAAAAAATTCATAAAGACACTAAAATTCATAAAGATAATAATCTAATAAATATTGATTATAATATTGAAGAAAATAAATTGATATTTAATTTAATAAATTCAACACCAAAAACAGTTAAATATAACATAAAATTAAAAGACAATAAATCTGAATTTTATTCAACAGTTGTCAATATTTCAAATGAATTTAACACTTGGGTAAATGTAGATCATTTTAAGGATTTGAAATATGTTAATGTAGATTTCTTCAGAAATAACAAATTGTCATTCACTAAAAAATTTAAATTTCCAAAAGAATCTAAAAATTTATATATATTATCTACATATATTAATAGTGGGATCAAAAAGAAAACTACTATCGATTGTATCAATTCATTAAAAGGTAAAGATATTTTAATTTCATCACATATACCAATAGATAATGATATTCAAAAAATGGTAAAATATTGTGTTTATGATGATCATAATCCTATGATTAAACATAGTTTATATACAAAATTTTGGAATGAAACCGATAAATATAGAATAGATGTAAATCTCAATGAATTATCTAACGCTGATAAATTAAATCAATCTTTGGCAGTATTAAACAATATTGAAAATTCTATTAGATTGGCAAAATCTTTAGGTTATGATAAAATTGTAAATGTTACTTATGATTTTATTTTTAGTAATAAAGATTTATCAACTATTAATAATTTAATAAAAGATATAGATAAACAGGATAAAGAAGGATTCTTTATGAAATTTAATGATAATGGATTAGATGTACTAAAATCTGTATTTTTTATAATTGATGTTGATTTATGGTTAAAAATATTTGATAACCCTAGAACAAGTGAAATTTATAATAAAGAATGTACAAATCTAAATATTGACAATTTTCTTGAAAGATATTTTTATAAAAAATTAGAAAATTATAAAGATAAATTGATTATTAGAGAATCCGATGAAAATAAATTATTTAATGGAAATATAAATCTTTTTTCTGGTGTTGAGTATTTAACACTTGTACCTGTTGAAAATAAAGATGATGAAATAGTTTTATGGTTAAATACTAGTAATAAAATTGATAACAGAAAAATGGTTGTTAAAAAATACAACAATAATATTTTAGAAGATATTATTAATGTGGAAATAACAAAAGAAACTATTTTTTATAAAAAAATAGTTTTAGGAAATAATGATAATATTGAATTAAAAATTACCTTTATAGATAATGAAACTAATGAAATTATTGATACTGATTATTTTGATATAAATAAATCTAATATTAAATTATTAAGTGATAATGGTAAATTCTTATATAAAAATGAAAATAATTAAATATGAAACGAAAACTTAATATATTAATACTACATCCAGGTATTGTAGAAATACCACCTAAAGGTTGGGGAGCAGTTGAAAAAGTAATATGGAATTATAAAATTCAATTAGAAAAATTGGGACATGAAGTTGATATTGATGTGCCATGGGATTTTAAAAAAGATTATGATATATATCATTCACACACTGCAAATCAAGGTTTTGATGATTTATATCTAGCAAAAAAACCATATATTTATTCTTTACATGATCATCACTCTTATTTATGGGGTAAAAAATCTTTATGTTATAAAGAAAATCTTAAAGCAATGAAAAGATCTATAATATCAATATCACATGCTGAATATCTTATAGATTATTTTAATGACACAGATAAATTGTTCTATCTACCTCATGGTGTAGATACTGAACTATATGTTGATAAAAATTATCAAAAAAATGGACATAAATTATTATGTGTGGCATCTAATGGGTTATTATTTAATGAAACAAACGATAGAAAAGGATTTAGATATGCAATTGAATCAGCTAAAGAATTGGATTTACCTATAACTATTGTTGGTCCAGAATCTAATGATACATATTTTGATTCTAATAAAGATTTATTAGAATATGATAAATTAGAAATTATTAAAAGTCCGACTGAAGAAGAATTAATAGAAATTTATAATCGACACACTATATTTTTACACTTATCCGATTTAGAAGCAGGACATCCAAATTTAACATTATTAGAATCATTATCATGTGGATTACCAATTGTTGGAACATATTCGGGTGTAGATGAATTAGGTGGGTTAGTTAAAACAAAAAGACATACTGATAATGTTGTTAATAAATTAAAATTTGCAATTGAAAATTATGATTCATTAAAAAAAGAAACTTTAATAACATCTAAAAAATATGACTGGAGTGTTATTGTAAAAAAACTTGAACAAATTTATTTTAATGTAATCGACATAAAAACAAATTTCACAAGTGAAACAATGAGAAATAAGATTATTGATATTTATGATAATTCTGAAATTATTTATAAAGAACCAGTTGAAAAAGATATTGAAATTAAAATCGATTATCATTCTGGTCCAAAAGTTAGTATAACATCACCTTTAAAAAATGTTAAATATAAAGTAGATTATATTGATGGTGATAAAGATGAATTAGTTTATAGTTTAGATATGTCTAATGATCAATGGTCAATTGCAAATAGAAAATGGTATACTAATTGGATTATTAAAATTACAGATTTAAATAATGGTAATATCAGCTCGGTTGATTTCGATTTAAAATATAAAGATGTATTTATTAAATTGGATACTAATTCAACAGAATATTGTTATTCATGGTCAGAATCAGTCGAAAAGTTTAGAAAAAAACACAATTGTTTAATATATTGTTGCACAAAACATAACGATTTATTAGAAAAGGAATATCCACATATAAATTTTGTTGATGAAGGATTTGATGATAATGATATTTATGCCAAATATATCATTGGATATAGTGATGATAGAAACATCAACCCATATGGAAATACTGGAATTGATATAGCAGCTAATGTTTTAGGGGTTAAATAATGTTAAATAGTTGAATATATTTTAAAGTGGATAAATTTATCCACTTTTTTTATTTATATAAAAGTTTTAATAAATCTTCAGTTATTAGTGAAATTAATTTTTTACCTCCTACTTCTACTTTTGGAATATTTTTGATTATTGAAAATTTATCGTTTCCATCTATTTCTAATTTAGAAATATGTTCTTTTACTAATTCATTATCATTATAATACAACTTTAATTTTTCAACAAACATATTCATATCAACACCAAGTTTGTTATTATATTTAATCATTTGGAGTTCATCATCTTGTTTCTGTATTAAAATATACCAAAGTTTCTGTTTAGAAACTCTTATATTTTCCAAAAATTGTATAGATTTAGACGCCATAGTATCATCTGGCATTTTAGCAACCTTACCGTAAAACGATACTTTTTTCTTTTCTTCATTCATATAGGTATATATAAGAAATTTAGGGTCTATTTTTCCCATTTTGGTGGATATTAACTATTGTGTTTATTCCAATATTTTCCAACTGTATAATTATAAAAATTTTTAACTGGTAATACAGATTCAATCATCCATATCCATTGTTGTTTCAAAAATCCTAACATTGTGTTCATATTATCATTACTATAAATATATTTAGAAAACATTTTTCTAATTAAATTTGTTTCATAATCATAATGTGTATGAATTTCATTATCGTTTCTATGTTTTAAATCATACAATTCTTTTATTTCTGAATATTCTTCTATCATTTTAAATATATATTTTTACCAACCTCGCCACCATCTATTTGTTTGATAAATATCATCATCTTCATCATCAATATTACTATTTTTATTCAAATGATGTTTATTTGGATTATGTGTAGTTGGATTAATAGTGGGATATATTGTTCTCCTATAATATGGAGAATTTAATTGACGTTTTTTTTCGTCTTCTTCTTTTTTCATTTTTCTCTTAGATTTTCCTAATGGTGGATCTTTTATTCTTTTCTTTCTTTCAATGGTTTTTTTCCATGGCCAAACATCTAACCATTTTCTATCTTTATCTCTAAAAATAGTATAATCGTCTTTTCTCCACCACATTATAAATAATAATTGTTCTAATATTCCAGCAGATATCTTTATATTAAATTTTTCATATAATTTTTTACTTAAAATTGGTAATTCCATTTCTTCTCCTGGTTGTAAATCATCTATTACTATAGAATGTATAGAATCTCTTAATTTTATTTTAGAAGCTATATGCATACTTTCATCTATTTTTTCAAAACTATTAAAACATATATCCATTTTAATTTATATTGTTTTCATTTGTTCCTGTCCAAATTATATTAATAGAATTCAACCCATTTGTAGATGGAACATCATTGTAATATACACCATTTCTATCATACCAACTACCTCTTAATATTGGCAATTCATTATTTTCGACTACTATATCACCTTGAACTGGATCTAATCCTATTACAGCATTTGGATTATATGGTGTTTTCTTATATATTTTCTTTTCCTTTATTAACACTATTTCATCTTCTAATACATTATGGTTAATATTATTGCTTTTTAAACCATCTCCATGATAATCTTCATTCTTTTTACTAATAAATTCTACATTAACACTATCAACAGATGTAATTTGATTTTTAATAGTTTTTATAATATCGGATTTAACTATTCTATCAAATCTTTCATTATTAACAAAATAATCAGAAACTATTTCTATTATTTGATTTTTAATATTGTCCTTAACATCTGTTTGATATCTTCTAATATAAATATTCATAACATATAATGATATAGTCGGTTGAATAATTACAACATTTGTAGTTAAACTTAATATTCCCATTGTTCTTAAATATTTCATCACTTTTTCTTTCTCGTTATCATCTAAATAAAAAACATCAAATGGAACATTAAAGTAATTGTAATCGTCAACAAAATAATTTTTAATTTTTGGAATTAAATATAAATATATTTGATTATCATATATTGTTGGAAAATATCTAGTCATTTGTTCTCTTGTATTTTCAATATCAACAGTATCACCAAATGTTTCTTTTATAAATGTCTCAATATATTTATTATTATTGAAATTATTTTCATCTAAAAGATTGAAAGCATTAACTTTGGAAAACAAATTTAATCTCTTTAAATGGTATATAAATTGATCAGGAGAAGCTAATACGAAATTTCTAGATACATGAGGTATTACAGATTTCATATATTCGACACTTTCAGAATTAACACCAAAATTTATATCAGTATGAATATAAATATCAAATAAATCATTCATATTTATTATATTTCCATCTGAATCATAAACATTATCTTCAAATGTAAAATCATTAACTATATTATTCAAAATATTTCCATCTGCACCATCCGTTAATAAATATCTAACAGTTATAATTGAACCAATTTCAGGAACAAAACCATAATCACCTGTTCCAAAATAAATATCCAATCCACCATCAAATCCAGTTTTTGTATAACAAGCCATTTCATTTGGTAACATATCATACAAACTATCAACAGACTTCAATGATATCCCATTATAATAAACTGAAAAATCAAAATTGTCAATTATTTGATTTCTATTAACCACAACTTTTACAGATTTATTTCTTTTACCATCACCAGTATATTTCTGTTCTTCATATTTACCTTGTTTAATACTAAAAAATAATTCAGTATAAGAATTCACATCATAAATGTTTTTTATTGAATCACCCGTAGAAATTACATAATCCATTTGGTTTGATTTATTTTTCATCAATGTATTATTCATCATTTGAATTTTACCACCTTTAATTTTACTTAAAATATTAATCCCAACTTTTAATTTTAATTTAATTGTACCATTTGCAGATATAGATCTACTCGGATTATGACCAGATATTCTAGACTGATTTATTATTATTCTTGAATTCGTTGTTGTTTCAATATCCATTTGTTTCACGGAATTCTTTATATAAACCATATTATTAGAAAATAATATTTTTTGAATATGCATTATCATACCAGATGGTGATGCATGTGAAAATAATTTCCCAGACTTTTGATAAGTATCTTTTAACCAATATTCTAATTGATTACCTAATTTATCATATGTTATTTCTATAAAATCAAAAAATTTGTTCATTGAGTTATGTTCGATTTTTTTTATATATTAAATTATCAATTTTAAATATATTTTGTTTTTAATGTTTCACCAATAACTTGAATCATTGTTGATAAATTTTCTCTTTCTTCTTTTATTGTATTATCATAAATCTTAAAATCGAATATATAATTTGTATTATTGTCCTTTTTTAATGTTAAATCAATATCTATTTGATTATTTAAATTTATTGCAAAACTAAAAAATAAAGATTTACAAGGAATTATTTTATATTTTTCATCCATCTTAACATCATAAATAGATATGTTTCTAACACCATTTTCTGAAAACCAATTGTTTATAAGAGAACTTGGAGATTTTATAAATGATGATAATATTTTTATATTATCTCCAAATTTATTATCTATAAATATTGACGATACTAATTTTTCTAATTCATCAAGATTACTAAACATTCTAATTTTATAATTACAATTTATATCAAATAAATATTTAAATTGAAAATTATCATCATTAGATAACAAATATGTTTTGTCTTTATCTACTTCAAATATTAATTTAGTAAATATTATATTAGTTTTACTCAAAAATAAATTTTTAAAATCTATAACTAAAGAATAACCTTTTTTAGTTTTTTCATATACACTATCAATTGATTGTATGGATGCGTTAGAAAAAACTTTTTTTAATGATGTTTCAATATCTTTTATACTAATCATTTTGAGTATTTAATTTTTGTATATATTCTGTTGTTAAAAAGCTTCTAGTCATCAAATATCTATGATTTATATCTGATGTTAAAGAACTATCAATTCTTAATATATTAATTTTTACGCCTTTATAATAAAACACTATTGGTTTTCCTATCATCGTTCCAACATTTGAAGAATCCCAATCTATTGTTATTTGAATTCCTGTTTTTCCTGTTATATAAAATAATCCAGAATAATCAATAGTTAATCCTGATGTTGCTGCAGTGGAACCAGAAAAATTAAAACCATCAATATAAACCCAATCACCAACAGCAAATAAATCATCATTTAAATCAAATGATGTTGTTGTTCCTGTGATTACACTATCAGGTTCAGGATCAATATATGTAGATGCATCATAATAATATGAATTATTAAATGTTGAACCTGTTGGATTAGTATCATCATATGACTGAACATCAATCGGTAAATCAAATGCATTCATAAGTAATGTTTCTTTTTTACCTATACCTGTTCCATTATCAAACATAATATTCACTTGTAAATCATTTAATTTATCACATATATTACTTCTTACTATAATATCCATCGATTGTTTAAATGCAAGATCATTATTTAATATAATACTACCTGTTGTAATACTTAATTCATTTACAATATCACTATAAATATTTACTAACGTATTACCTTTATTTGGTACATTGATATTCCAACTACTACCTCTTCTAACTACCCCAATATATGGATCTTCTGTTGATGCCATAATATATGTTGCTGTTGTTAAACCTGTATTTTGATTTACTATATTATATTCAAATATATCTGTTGTATAATAATTATAAATATCATCATAAGTAATTTGCCTAGCATTAAATTTAATAGCTGGATAATTTTTAGTATAATCAATTTCAACTTCAATCGTATCTGAATCTACAACTTGATTCGTTTTATATAATTTTATTAATTCTTCGTGACTATCTAATTTATATTTTATTTCATCTAAATCTGTCTGTGAAAATAGAATAGATTCTAAATCATTTATTTTTTGATTCATAGATAAAAACTGTTCAATTATAGTCATAAAATTTCTATTTAATTTTCCATAATTCGCCATTACATTATTATATAAATCAAAACCAAATAAATTATAAATAGAAGTAGTATCATATCTCAATGGACTCATATCATTATCAACTTTATAATCTAAATTTAAATTATAAATATAAGATAAACCATCTTGTTCTGAATTAGTTACTAATTTTCTAGTGGGAGTTATTGTTTTATCATCATTTAATCCAAAATCGTCATCTGGATTATTTAAAAATTCTATACCATATAAATTTGTATTGATACTACCACTACCATCATCAATATCATAATACCACAATATAGCATTATATTCAAAATCTGAAGGTGCTTCATCATTGATTACCATAGCATTAAATTCATCAAAATTCTTAACAGTTGATCCTGGTAAGCTCATTTTTAAATAATGTTTTCTATTAAAATCAATTGCCAACCCATCTATATTATCAGAATTAAAATCTGTTAACTTTTCAACATAAGTATCTTCAGCTAAATTATCATTGGAGTTTTTTAATACACCATAATAATTCCCACTCAATCTAATTGCATCTCCTGTTGTATTAGAATATGTTTTATCTACAGTATCAAAATATCCAAAATATGATCCAGGGTAATCACTTGGTTTTGTTCTTATTGGTGAATTTAAATATTCTGCACCATTTATTTCTTGTTGAATTTCTTCAGCCAATATCGGTAATTCCAATCCTGGATAATAATTAGTATTTTGAAAAATATCAAATAAAACCGTTGGTGTTTGTCCAGCGTGTGGAGGAATCATTGCGGTAAATTCCGTGTAGTTATTAACCGATGTTTGGATTTTACTAACAGCTTGCACATCACCTATATATTGAACTAATTTATGATAATCTAATTTCACATAAACTGGACCAATATCACCAGATGTTGATATTGCTGCATCTAATGTAATTTCTGTATCTGTTGATGTAAAGGTTATATTATCAATTGCATATGAAATACCACTATCTATAAATGTAAATGTTGTTCCAGTCTCATAAACAATTACTTTATCCCCTATTTTAAATTTAGCAATTTCTGATATAGTTATAACTGGTGTGGTAGTTGCATCTACAATATTACCTTCATAAATATTTATATCTCTTTCTTTCCATAAATATCTTCTAAAATAATCTCTATTTGTATATGATGATTCATTTGGATTTTGAAAATCTGAAAGATTTTTATCCCAATCAATTTTATGAATTGCTGGTTCTAAATCAATAATATTCATTTTTCTACACCATTTCCAAAAAATAGATTCTGTTGGAGTTTTATTTTCTACTGGATTATAAAAATCCTTTTCTCTAGATACTCTACTTTCTCTATAAACAGTATCACAATTAGCAACATAATTTCTTAATCCTTCTACTAATGTTGCAGAATAATCATAATTGGATCTTGGATTTCCATCTGGATCCCAACTAAAAACTTTATTCCCATATGTATTTGTTGATTGTTTAACAAAATCTAATACACCTGGATCACTTGTTGTGCCACTATAACTCTTAGGTATGTTAAGTAACATAAATTTAGATGGTGTTATTTTTATATCATCTTGAAAATTATTTAAACTGAAATCCTTAATTGCATTAGGAAATGCATAAAATGAAGTCCCTCTCGATTTCATGCTTTTATACAGCGGTGTAGCCATTCTTTTTTATATTTTTCTTTTATATATAAAAATTACATAGTTGCTTAAAACAAAAAAACAGAGGAATTTAAAATTCCTCTGTTTTAGATAAATAGGATTGCATCCTAAAATATTCTCAAAATTTTTTAGTTGATTTTAAACAACAAATACACATAAGCTTCCTGTTATTCTGGTAAAGGTTCAATATAAACTTCTTCTCTATCTTCCCTTACACCACGACCTTGTCCTTGTTGGTAATCAACAGGTGAATCATTATAATATTTATTCTGATCCTTTTTTTTATCTAATTTACTTAATTCATTAATCTTTTTATCTATTCTTTTATTAATTTCATCCTCAATAAATATATCCCATTCAGATACATCTTTAGTTAAACTATCCATTTTTATATTTAAATCTAAAAATGATTTTGATTTTTTTTCTATTCGTTCTTCTGTTACTTCTATCCTACCATATCTTGGTGCATAAATTGGTCTAGTTTGTCTTGTTATAAGGTTTTCTTCTTCCATTGCCATTCTATTTGTATTCCAAACTTTATGGTTATTTCTAATTTTAACTATTTCATCATCAATAATATAATTTATTAATAATTTAGTATATTCTGCGAAATTTTCATAACTTGTAGAAATTTTATCATTAGTTAAATGCAAATCTAAAATTGAATCATAATCTTTAGAAACTAAATACATCATCATTCTATCTGTATATTCAACCGTTGAATATTTATTTTTTTTCTTTGTATCATAATCATTCTTTAATTGATATAATCTATCAATTAAACTTTTTTTAAATCCATTTTTCCTTCCTACTTTAACAAGATGTTTTAATAAAAATGGTATTCTTTTTGATAAATTTAAATTTAAATAAATACCTACTTGATTTTCTGTAAATGGATAAAATGATATTAATTTTGCATAAGATCTCTTTAAAAATAATGGTATTTTTAATTTACCTAAACAATTCATATTGTGATTTATAATATTATTATAAACTATCCAAGTTGTATTATTTTGTATTTCTCTAAATTTCATAATTTATTTTTTATTATAACTCTAATTTATTCAATTTATTTCTAATATCCAAATATTTTTCATTCTTTTTCTTCAATAATTATACCCACTTCATTTAAATCCAATTCTAATATTTTAAAATTATTTTCATTAATAGGACCATTTTCTTTACAAAACTTTGTAATATTATCCCAAGCATTAATATGTTTTAATAATCCTGGATGAATTGAATCAACATAACCCAAAAGTGTATCATAATCAAATGCATACCACGATGCACCACTATCAAAACTTCTAAGAGTGTATTCACCAAACCCATCACTCCATCCTGATTTATATAAATGATTTGAATAAAATTCTGAAGACCTAACTAATTCATTATATTCTATTTTTTTAACAATACTATATTTTTGAATAAAAATAATTGATAATAGTATTGTTAATATTATAAACATAATAACAATTATTTTAGTTAAGAATTTAAAAAAATTACTCATAATTTTTAATTTTTATATTTGTCTAAATATACTAAAAATAATAATTAAAAAAAATATTTATCCAATATTTAAACATTTTCATAAAATTTCCTTAATTAAATTAAAAACAAATTTATAATGAAATTTTAATTTCATCAAAGGGATATTGTTGTTTCTTGTAAATTTCTGTTCTTCTGTGGATATAGTGGTTATATAATATATTTTTAAACGATGTGTGAAATCTATCTACAATATCAAAAATAATTGCTTTCTCTTTGTCTTTATGTAATCTAAGTGCTCTACCTATTGATTGTCTAACCTTTTGATCAGATTTATACGAATCAGCAAATATAACATTCGTTATAGATTTTATATTAATTCCTACGCTCAACGTACCGAACGAAGCCACAAGTACTTTAATATTATCACCATCAGTTTTTTCCATCAACTGTTTTATATGTTCTCTTTTTTTAGCACTTGTGCCACCATCGATATAATAAAAATCTACACCAGGTATATTATCTCTAAAATAATTATACATTTCTGTACCAAAATCTATATTAATAAAAAGAACAAGAGAATTGTGTTTAAATTTAGAAATTAATTTACCAATAAATTGTTTTCTTTTAAGTGATTGTTGAGCATAATCCTTTTCTAATAACCAAGCCTTTCCACCTCCACCGTGTTTCTTAATAGTAAAAACATTCTCTGCAAATTTCTTATCATCATAATTTAATACTAAACATTTAATCTTAACATTAGATATTAATCCTTTTTCCATCAATGTTTTAGCACCGATTTTTTGAATTAATGGTCCAGTTATACTTTCTATTGTAAATAACTCAGCAGAATTATCTGGAGGATATGTACCTGACATACCAAATCTAAATTTAGCAGTTTCAATAGTTTTTCCAACAACAGTTTGAACTGTTTTTGCTTTGGCTGTATGACAATTAGATACACATATGTTATTTGCAAAATAATTGTGATTGTTACCATTCTCCGATTTTATCCTCAAATTATAAACATCACCATCATATTCTATTTTTTTTATTGATTTTATTTTCATTCAAATTGTTTTAAATTTTTAAAGATTTTATCACTATCAGATAATAAATATTTGTATTTATTAAAATTATCCTTAAACCAATCATTACCAATTATAATATATTTATAATTATTTTCAATACACCATTCTAACGAATAAATTTCCTTAACTACATTTAATTTTTTATTTCTTTCACTATCAGGTTTAATTTCATATAATATTTTATTATCTATATCTGTAAAATCTACAATATAATTATGTTCAACACTATTAAACACATATGGTATTATTGTAATTTCATATTTTAAATGAGGATTCACTAAATTAAAAAATGCTTCCCACGTTGATCTAAACACTACATCATATTCACCTATTTTACAAATACATTTAGAATTAGACCACGAATTTGTTATATTTGGAATAAATTCACCATTCTTTATTTTATCTTTCATTGAATTTGATATATTTTTTTTCCATTTTTGTTTATCCTTTATCCTATTCACTGAATTGTCATCTGTTTGTCTTATTGATATTGATTTATACCTACATTCGTCACTACAATATTTATTATAAGCACTCCTTTTCCATATTCCAACAAATTTGGTTTTATTTCCACATATTGGACATAAATTTTCCCCTTTTAAATACTTGTAAAAATTTTCAATTGTAATTTCAAATGACAAATTACTATAATCTATATAATAAACATTCAACCATTTTTTCAAATTATCATCTTTATCTTTTCTATTTAAGATTTTCATTTTTAATTTATCAAAAATTAAATCAAATATTTTATTTTTGATAATATTATTTGTATTATCATACAATATAACAAAATCATTATCTAATAAAAATCTATATTTTGCTGTTTTTTCTGAAAATATTTTATTACAAGAATCACATATGAGTCTATTTTTTGTTTTCTTTATAAACTTTGAATCACAAACTGGGCAAATTATTATCTTTTTCATATTATTTAATTTTTTTGGAACTTCATTAAGCAAATGCAACTATATATAAAAATTAAAATCTGAAATATCATCATTATAATTTAATTCATCAATCCTAACCCATTTATTATTTTTTAATCTAATTTTATGATTTCCCGTTATTTTCAATATATTTCCATCTTCCATTTCCAATTCATAAATATCATCAATACTTAAATTTTTATAGATAAAATCTACATATCTTATTTCTTTTTTATTATTTTTTTCATTTACAGTATAAACTTTATCTCCTTCCTTAATATCCTTTATTTTTTTTACACTCCCATTTCCCATATTAATTAAAGTATCTTGGTGTAAACATTCATCAACACAAACGACTTCAAATTGTGACAACCATTTTTTATCTCTTTTTTCTAAACTTTGATATGTTCCCACAAATACATTTGGTTCATCTTCACCAAAATATTTTCTTGGTTGTTGAGACATAACTTCATCAATTCTTATATTTAATGGAATTTTATTATCATTATTAAACCCTAAATTATATTCCATAATATCATTATAAAATTGAGTTACAAGATTTATAGTTGGTACAATTAATAAAAATTTGGCATCTGGATTTACATTTTTTAAATAATAAAATAAAAATGTACCAAATATTAAAGATTTACCACCTGCTGTAGCAACTTCAATCAATCCATATTTCCATACAAATAATTTATAAATTGCATCTATTTGATGTTCATAAGGAAAAAATGGTTCTTCACTATCTTTTTGTTTATGATCTTTGTAAAAATCTTCACAAAATGTAACAATGTCTTCTCTTTTAATTGTACTATCTTTTATAAATAATTCTTTATTTTCAATTATAAATGGATAACCATATTCCTTACAACATTTCATTATTTCATACCACAATCCAAACTCAATAGTTCCATTATTAAAAAAATCCATTTTTCCATCCCATACACCCAATTTAAATCTGGGCATAAATCTATAATTCTTAACATATCTATTAAGATATAATTTAAGTTGATTAAATTCTTCTTTACTTGATTCTTTTAAAATCAATTTAGTAGAATTATTATTTAATTTAAATTTCATTCATATCAATTATTTTTAATCGAAGTACTTTTTATATATAAATAAAAACAATAAAGGTTTATATGAAAAATAATCTAATGATTAAAAAATACAATGTAGAATATGATAACGGTACAAAAAATATGAAAACTGTTAAATCATTTTTTGGTACTAAACTTATAAATATAGAAAATAATATAATTATAGATAATAATTCTATTCAATATACCGATTTTGATGGATATCAAAATTATAATATCGACAATGTACGAACAAACGAAACTGAAATATTAATCGATTTGACTGATATTAAGTCTGAAAATCATATAATGAATACACAAACACAAGATATTTTCACTATGGAAAACAACACTAAATGGGAAATAGTAATTAACATTAAAAAAATTTTAAGAGAATACTTATTTGCTAAAATAAAAGAATCTAGAACATTTAAAACATTAAATGCAATAAATACAAAAAGTAATGATATTAACCTATCAATATATGATTTTATAAATTTAAATGTTATAAATAAATATGAATTATCTAATATAGATTTATATTTAAGATATGAATCACTTAATACAAATAATATTTTTAACACTGATCTTGTTCAATATGATCCTGTTTTTGATGAAACATTATATGATAATATCAATTTAATTACAGATTATACTTTAATAAAAAATGATCAATTTGAAAATTTAAAACCTGTTCAAATATTATATAATCAAATAAAAAAATCAAACGAATATAGATTTAATTATTATTTCAATTTAAATTTTGAAAGAATTTAAACTTATTTTTTAAAAAACAATAAAAATTAAAAAGAATATAAAATTATGGATTTAGATAATTCCAATAAAGAATTAATAACAGAATTAAATAAAAGAGAAGATTACTGGAACAATACCATAAAATCAATAAGTACAAGACTCACTTGTCCTGCAAATGAAGTAATCCAACTTCAATCCGATGCATTAAGTCAGAAACAAAGAGTATCAGATGAAATAAAATATATGAGTTATGAATTACTTAAATTTAAACCATTAATTAAAAAAACAAGAAAAGTAAAAACTGAGTTTTATTTAACAAAATATCCACTTAAATTACAAGGTAAAGATAAATTATATATGATAGAAAATGATTTATCTTTATATGACCAAAGATTGGATATCTATGATGTCCATATAGATTTTTTAAGAGAAAGTCTAGGTAATTTAGAAACAATAAGTTACGCAATAAAAAATAAAATATCTTTATACCAACTAACAGATTTAGAATAATCATATTCAATTTTGATAATACAATATTAATTGGAAGAACTAATTTTTGATTTAGTTGATGGTACAGTATATGTTGTACTATCATCTGCAAATGTATCTGTAGTATTCAAATAAAAATCTTTATCCCAATCTGATTTAAAAATAAATCTACTATTATGATCATATCCAAATTGATCCACAATAGGATATTTAGCATCATCTAATTTTAATACTTTTTCATTTTTTATATTAACTTTTGAATTAATCACTTCATCTATAGTTCCAAAATTATGTAATGTATCGTCAAACTTAACATTTTCATCAAAATATATAGAATTTGTGTAAGATTCCCATTTTTCATTGTAAATATAATTAATTGTAACTTTCACACACTTGACATCAGCCATTACATCATATATTGGTGGGTTTACTGCATACCCAATAACATTTTTAACTGAACACTTTAATAAAACACCAAAATTACTACTATTTACCAATGATGAATTCCAGTTTATTGTACCATCCCAAGGCCACAATATATCATTATACCCATAAGTCACATTTGTAAATTCACTATAATTATACCAATAACTATCGGTTAATCCTGAATTAATTGTAGTATCTGACCATTCTCCTGATGTGTTTTTCTTTACAAATGATACTGTATGATCTTTTACATATCTATCACCAGCAACAGTTGGGACATGAGATTTTCTACTTATTGTTATTGTTGTTCCAGTTATTTGAGCACCCGATGGTATATTAAAATTAAAATTACTACATATCAATGAATCCGTAACAAATTCATCTACTGATGGTGTTGTTCCAGATACTCTTGGTACACTATTATAAACATATGTGCTTCTATTTTCATTGCAAACATATTCAGTATTTAGCCATGTCATTTCATTAAAATGTGTTCCTGATGCATTTGATATTGATTGAACGTTTGTTGTATTATTTGTTGTTGCACCACTCGATTCAGTTGTACCAGAATCATATCCAGTATAACAAAAAATAGAATCTTGAAAAAGATTAACATCCTTAAAGATTGGTTCGTATGAACCAGAATATCTATAAATATTTTTTGTGGCTGCAGGTGTTTCATTTTGTATTATTTTAACACTCAACACATCGTTAATTCTTTTCAATCTTTTTGATATAGAATCTCTTCCAAATAATTTACTTATATTTGGATTATCTAATACTTGTATTCTGTATGAATTGTCTTTTATTTTTATAATATCTGGATTGTTCACAGTTAAAATCAAAGGTGGATCAATATCTACATTTTCACCATTTATAAATCCATCACTAGTGATAGTTACACCATTTTCTTTTCTAATATGATAATATTTCACAAAATTATCAAACCCATATTTTTCATTGGGGTAATTCATGGCGTTAATGAAATTGGACGCTACCAATTTTTTACTATTATAATCTGATGATGCAGTATCACCATTTCTATATTTATTATCATATAACCCATCTTTTTCACCAAACAATGTCACATAGTTAAATGTTTCACCATTATTATTTGGTATTGTTATACCAACATTTATTATAACTAATATATTCTTATATATGTCATTTATAATTACGTGAATACCATCATCAATAACATTCATAATTCCATCATAATCAGTTACCCCATTAACATTATAAGGTGTATTATTATCACTATTATAATAAACATCATTTAGAATAATACTAAATCTATAACCATCATATGTTCC